GCAGGCATGTTTCAAGAATCAGATCAAACTGTACTAGACTTTTTACGTCACCGTGATCGATTTAAATTTGAAGAACAACTAGTACGTAATCATCAATTAAAACCAGATAATCAAATGATTATTGTTGACGATAGAGACCTAACTATTAGTAGTATCGACCTACATATTGGTAAAGCTAAAGCTAAATTTGGTGATAAGTTACAGGTTGTAGTAGTAGACTACTTAAATCAAATTGTAATTGAGGGTGCTGACATGTATGACTGGAAACCTCAAATTGAGGTTAGTAAAAAGCTAAAGAACTTAGCCAGAAAGTATGAAGTTGTACTAGTAAGCCCTTATCAGATTGATGCAACTGGTGAAGCACGTTTTGCCAAAGGTATATTAGATGCCGCAGATATTGCACTAGTAATGGAAGCACATGACAAAAGCAGCAACGCTATTAGTTTTGAAACTACTAAAATTCGTGGCGGCAAAGAGATGAAATTTACCAGCCCAATAGACTGGGAAACCCTTAGAATTAGTCCACAAAGTATTGATAAACCTCAAGAAAAAGAAACAATTAAAAAAGCCGGAAAGAAAAACTTAAAACAAGACGACGCAGCCGCAGATCTACCCTGGGACGCATAAATGAGTGATCCAATCCTAGAGCTACTACAAAAGAATGGCCTAGCTTATACTGTAAGCGGGCGAGACTACCTAATTAAATGCTTGAATCCAGAACATGAAGATAATAATCCTAGTTTTAGAATCGATCGTGTTAGTGGCGCTGCCCATTGTTTTAGTTGTGGGTTTAAAACTAACATCTTTAAATATTTTGGGGTCTTTACTAATCCTGTGCCACTTAGGATTGCTAATCTCAAGAAGAAATTACAAGAAATTAGTGCAAGCCAAGAAATAGCAATTCCACTAGGGCATACACCCTGGACAAAACCATTTCGTGGTATTAGTGCTAGTACACTAAAACACTTTAACGCTTTTTATACAAATCAAGTAGAAAAACTACAAGATCGTATTGTATTTCCTATACAAGATGTTACTAATAAGATTAAGGTATTTGTTGGTAGACATACACTTAGTAACGTAAATCCCAGATATATAAATTACCCTAGTGGTGTCCAACTGCCACTATTTCCCAGTTATTTAGAAACACCTAGTCGCAGTATAGTTCTAGTAGAAGGCGTGTTTGATATGCTTAATCTTTATGATAAAGGAATTAAAAATGCGGTCTGCTGTTTTGGTACAAATACACTGCAAAATACTGCAAAACAAAAATTGTTACCATTTAAGGCACAAGGTGTTACAAATATATACATCTTATTTGACGGCGATGAGGCAGGCGAAAAAGCAGCAAAACAGCTTAAGCCAACACTAGAAGAAGATGATTTTATAGTAGAAATTGTAAAGCTGCCAGATGGTGTTGATCCTGGTGAATTAGATCAACTTGACGTAACAAGCATAAAAGAGTATATTCAATGAAAATTGCCGTAATTGATAAAGCCCCTAACAGAACCAGATATAAAGATTATTTCCAGTTTGATTTTGAGCATTTTCACATGAGCTCAAAACCAATTACTAAATTGCTGAAAAAAGACGTTGATCTTGATATAGATACTGATCTCTATGACTTAGTGATCTTGGTAGGCGCAGAAGCGGCCAAAGAATATGCCAAAATTACTAGCGTTACTAACTATGCTGGTCAATTGGTAAACGAAAAGTTTATACCTATTAGCAATCCAGCAATGCTGGCATTTAAGCCAGAAGGAAAACCTGATTTTGAGCGTGCCCTAGACAAAATACATAAACATATTAATGGTGAAGTTAAGGGTGTTAAGCAAGGTGATTTTTGCGGTATTGACCGCGAAGAAGATGCTTATGCCTTTTTTCAAGAAGTCTTAGAAAATGCACAAGGTGTAGTTGCTATAGACACAGAAACTACAGGTTTATATCCACGCGACGGTTATGTGCTAGGAATAAGCATAAGCTACAAGCCAAATCACGGCAGATATATTAGTTGTGATTGTATTGGTGAGAGTACCTTTGAACTTCTAAAAGAAATTTGCAGCCGTTTTACTATAGTCTTTCATAATATGAAATTTGACTATAAAATGCTTAAATATCACCTAGACTTAGATTTTGACCGTACACGGGTACATGACACAATGGTTATGCATTATGTCCTAGACGAAACTGATAGTCATGGCCTAAAAGAACTAGCGCTAAAGTACACAGATTATGGCGACTATGATGCTAAACTGGATGAATTTAAAAAAGAATATTGCCGTCAACACGGTATGCTCAACGAGAACTTTACCTACGATTTAATTCCGTTTGATATTATCAGTGAATATGCTAGTATAGACACAGCCGTTACGCTAGAACTGTTTAACAAGTTTTGGCCTATTGTTCAAAAGAACGACAACTTACGCAAAGTATACACAGAAATACTAATCCCAGGTACATTATTCTTAATGGACATGGAAGAAGTAGGAATACCTATTAGTCGTGAGCGTATGCAACTTGCAGACAAATACCTATCTACTAAAATTGAAGAAGCTAAACAGCATATTTATACTTTTGACGAAGTAAAGAAGTTTGAGATAGCTAACTGCAAGATATTTAACCCAAATAGTGTTATGCAACTGCGTAGTATACTATTTGACTATGTTGGTTTAACACCTACAGGCAAGAAAACCAGTACAGGCGCTATTAGTACAGATGCAGAAGTCCTAGAACAATTGAGTGAAGAACATGAGCTTCCTAAAGCGATCCTACAAGTACGTAAGCTATCCAAAATCCAAAACACATATATACACAAAATACTTCCTGAGCTTGATAGGGATGATAGGATTCGTACTAATTTTAATCTTATCTTTACCACTAGTGGTCGTCTTAGTAGTAGTGGAAAGTTTAACGCGCAACAAATACCGCGTGATGATCCTATTATCAAAGGTTGTATCAAAGCTCCAGAGGGCTATAAAATCGTTTCGCAAGACTTAAGAACTGCTGAAATGTATTATGCTGCTGTATTGTCGGGAGATAAAAACCTGCAGAAAGTGTTTACAGATGGCGGTGATTTTCACAGCAGTATTGCTAAAATGGTGTTTGACTTGCCCTGTGAAGTTGATCAGGTAAAGAAACTTTATCCAGATATGCGTCAAAGTGCTAAAGCTATTAGCTTTGGTATCTTGTATGGTAGTGGGGCAGATAAAGTCAGTGTAACAGTTACTAAAGCAACAGGTCAGCATTATCCAGTAGATCGTGCTCGTGATGATATTAAGCAGTATTTTACAACTTTTAAGAAACTAAAACAGTGGTTAGACACGCGCAAGGACTTTATTCAACAAAATGGATATACTTACTCGTTTTTTGGCCGAAAAAGACGGCTTCCTAATGTATTCAGCAGTGACAAAGGAATCGCAGCCCACGAAGTACGAAGTGGTATTAATTCAGAAATCCAATCGCTGGCAAGTGACGTTAACTTACTCGGAGCTATTGGAACTGCTAGAGAAATTAGAGAGTGTGAGCTTGACGCAAGAATCTTCATGCTTGTCCATGACTCAATCGTGGCAATTGTTAAGACCGAGCACGTAGAGGAATATTGCGAAATATTACGTAAAAACACACAATACAATTGGGGCTGCAATATTGCCGGCTTTCCTATTGGCGTAGATCAAGATATTGGAGATGATTATAGCTTTGGACACTTTGAGGAAACCTATAAAGCTGACGGAGATAGTCTGGCCCGTATTTAGACTAGGCGAACGTGAGCCGCAGCAGCTAGGCGGCTTGACGTTTTATAGTAAACAATATATAGATGCTGATACAGTAACCTTTACACATAGGTATCGCGTAGTAGATGATAAAAATATTGATAAGCCTACACTTGGATTGCGTAGATTACAAATAGGCAAGGAATTATTTCCTATTGGTACAGCAATATACTTTTTACAAGATGTTATAAAATTAGCCAAGTCTACTACTTGGTTTATTGACAGCAGTGGACAGCTATTTCAGCACAAAAAATCTACGCGCGCCAAGCTGGCTACATATAGGATTAAACAAGTTTTACCTGCGCAGGGTATAGGGTGTGTGTTAGAAATTACAGGTCTAGCTGAACGCTTTAAAAGTCTACAAGTACCAAAAGAAACTGAACCTTATGCCGGTATACTAACTTATAGTGGCAGCAATTTATTGTATGGATATTATAGTGAACCAATTAAACCAACCTGGAGACTAGTGTGAAAGCTATTATTAGTAATAGAATCTACATGGATAATCCAGGTAGCGCTGCTAGTAAGTTTATAATGAATTCACTAACTTATAAGATTCAAAAGAATACTGGATCAAAGAAATTTATTAGTGTAGAAACTATTAAAAATTATAAAAGTTTTACTGGTGGTATACTTAGTGTGCCACAAGGTCGCACAGATCTAATACCTGAAGGTTATACTATAGTAGATAAACGAGTAACCAATCCTGTACCATTTCCTACAGCAAAATATAATCTTAGACCGGATCAGTTAGAGATATACGATCAAGTTACAGATACTTGCTTTATTAACGCACTAGTAGGCTGGGGTAAAACATTTACTGCCTTACACATTGCACGCAAGTGGGGGCAAAAAACACTTGTAGTAACTCATACTACAGCACTACGTGATCAATGGCGTGAAGAAATTGAAGCACTGTTTGGGCTAACACCAGGTTTAATAGGCAGCGGAACATTTGACGTAGAAGACCATTTTATTGTAGTTGGCAATGTACAAAGCATAGTAAAAAACTTAGATAAAATAAATAAAGAGTTTGGTACTATTATCTTAGACGAAGCACATCACTGTCCTGCCACAACATTTAGTCAAACTATAGATACTTTTCATGCTAGATATAGATTAGCACTAAGTGGTACTATGCAGCGTAAAGATGGTAAACATGTAATTTTTCAGGATTATTTTGGTACAACAGTATTTAAACCAGAACAAGCTAATACTATAAATCCAGTAGTACACTTAGTAAAAAGTAATATTACACTAAAACACAATGTGCCTTGGGTAGAAAAAATCAATGAACTAACTCAAAGCGAATATTACAGAAAATATATTAGTGCACTAGCCAGTTATCATATTGAACGCGGACATAGTGTACTAGTAGTAGCCGATCGTGTAGAATTCTTAGAAAAGGTAAAAGAGTATGTTGGAGAAACGTGTTTGTTGGTTACTGGCGACACCAGCTTTGAGGAACGGCAATATGCAAAAGACCAAATCCTCACCAAGCAAAAAATGTGCATTGCTGGTAGCCGCCAAATCTTCAGTGAAGGAATCTCAATCAACATCCTTAGCTGTGTTATCCTAGCAGTACCAATGAGTAACGATAGCTTACTAGAACAGATTGTAGGCAGAATAATGCGACCACACCCTGGTAAACTAGATCCTATTGTAGTAGATATTCAGTTTAGTGGCTGGGCCGATAAAAAGCAAAATAATGATAGGCTAGGACTATATATGAAGAAGGGCTGGGAAATAGTATCGGTATAGAAATTTTCACTTGCCTGGTCAACCACATTGTGTTATAATATATGATGAATCAAAGAAAAAGTTTCCGCTTCAACCTTAGTAAATTAGAGCATGCCGCTAAAGGCGATGCAATAAAATTAGTAGAATTACTAGAAGATTACTATAAAGGGTTTAAACTTGGATTTGGCGGCGGAAGTAGTTTTTTAACTAGCCCTGGCCAGCTTTTCTTTGATCGTAATACAGATATACTATTTAAATCACAGTATATACAGCTAGCGGCACGTAGAAGCTATCAGCAGTACAGAGATTTAGGTTACACCTATTTAGACTTAACTTACTATCCAGACCTAAAAATCGACGCAATAAAATACAATCCGCTATTAACAATTACAAACAACAAATTATATTTCAAATACGAGGAATAAATGGCACTTAGCTTTAAACAAACTAAAGGTAAAGCAGCTACAAATAAAGTAGAAACTTACGAATACAAAGATGGTGAAAATACTGTTAGATTAGTTGGCGGAGTTTTGCCACGTTATATTTACTGGACTAAAGGCACTAATAATAAAGACATTCCTATTGAGTGCTTGGCCTTTAGCCGTGAAAAAGAAAAGTTCGACAATCTAGAAAAGGATCATGTGCCTGATTATTATCCTGATCTAAAATGCAGCTGGAGCTACTCTATTAACTGTATCGACCCTAAGGATGGTAAGGTCAAAGCACTTAATCTAAAGAAGAAATTGTTTGAACAAATTCTTACAGCAGCAGAAGATTTAGGTGATCCTACCGACTATGATACAGGCTGGGATGTAGTATTTAAGCGTCAAAAAACTGGCCCACTTGCATTTAATGTCGAATACACACTACAAGTATTACGTTGCAAGCCTCGTGCCCTTACAGAGGCAGAACGAGCAGCTGCAGATAGTGCACAAAACATTGACGACAAGTTTCCAAGACCTACAGCAGATGAAGTCAAAGCTCTCTTAGAAAAAATCACCACAGCTAGTGCTGAAGAAGATGATTTAGACGAAAGTCAAGCTGAAGCCATCAAAGAGTTAGGTTAATAACAGGGCCCAGTAATTTAGGTTACTGGGCCGTTCTATTTGGAAAAACAATGCAAGTATTATTTACAGCCGATATTCATATAAAATTAGGGCAAAAGAATGTACCTGTAGATTGGGCTAGAAATAGATATAAATTGTTGTGGGAACAACTAGCTGAGCAACAAACCAAAGCCGACTTATTTGTAATAGGCGGAGATGTGTTTGATAAATTACCTAGTATGGATGAGTTAGAGATTTACTTTGATATGATTAGTCACTGTAATATCAATACAATCATATACAGCGGTAATCATGAAGCTGTGAAAAAATCAACAACATTTTTAACAAATCTAGCTAAGGCTACTAACTTAATGAACCGTAGGGTAATCGTAGTAGATGACTACTATAGCGACTATGGCATAGAGTTTGTTCCATACAACAAGCTCAAGGACTTTGAACAAAATAATCCTTGGCCTGAAGGCGGAGAAATATTATGCACACACGTTCGTGGTGCAATACCTCCGCATGTAACACCAGAGGTAGATTTAAGTATATTTAAAGAATGGAATGTAGTATTAGCCGGAGACTTACATAGCTATGAAAATTGTCAACACAATATTCTTTATCCTGGCAGCCCTGTCACTACCAGTTTTCACCGCCATCCTGTTGACACAGGTGTAATCTTACTAGATACAGATACCTTAAAACATAGTTGGATTAAGCTAGAATTACCACAACTTATACGTAAAACTGTTGGTGCTAGTGACCCTAAACCGCCAACCCCATATCATCACACAATTTATCAAGTTGAAGGTGACTTGCAGGAGTTGGGTGAGCTAGAAGATAGCGAATTAATTGACCGCAAGGTAATCAAGCGCACAAGTGATGTACAGCTTATGCTAGATAGTGAGATGACACTCTTAGAAGAAGTACGTGAGTACTTACGCTATATACTGGCACTGCCCGAGGAGGTTGTAGAACGTGCTGCGGTTGAGGTGCAAAATCACCTGGATAAAATAGAAAATGAATGAGTATCACCCAAATATGATCTATGTAGCTAGAATAATGGCTGAGCGCGAGTGTGGTGATCAAGAACGTTGGTTTGACTACTATGAACAAGCCAAGAACGCAATCTTGTTAGTAGAGCAATTGGGCTTTTTAAATAAAAAGAAGTTTTGGAAAAATGATAACAATCAAAGAACTACGTTGGAGTAATTGTTTTAGTTATGGGGCTGGTAATGTTATCAACTTTGTAAAAGCCCCACTAACACAACTAGTTGGTAAAAATGGTCACGGAAAAAGTAGCATAGCACTTATCCTAGAAGAAGTACTATTTAATAAAAATAGTAAAGGTATTAAAAAGTCAGATATATTAAACAGATATATCAAAGATAAAAACTATACTATTGAACTAGACTTAGAACGTGATGGCAATGAGTATACTATACGTTGCAATCGTGGCACACAGCAAACTGTTAAGCTATTAAAAAATGGTAATGATATTAGTGGTCATACAGCTACACAAACCTATAAAATTATTGAAGATATTATAGGCATTGATCACAAAAGTTTTGCACAAATCGTCTACCAAAGTAATGCTAGTAGTCTAGAGTTTTTAACTAGTGCAGACACAGCACGTAAAAAGTTTCTTATAGAAATCTTAAACTTAACAAAGTATACTCGTGCAAGTGAAGTTTTTAAGGAAGTTACACTAGGACTTGGCAAAGAAATTGCCGAGTGTCAAGCTAAAATTACTACTATTAATAATTGGCTAGACAAGTATGAAAAAACTGATCTAACTGTAAAAAGTTTTCACATAGTAGAAACCCTGGATAGCAAGCTACCCAAACAAGTAGCCGAATTAGAGCTAGAGATTGCTAATTTAGACAAGACTAATCGGAAAATTATACAAAATAATACTTACAAGCAGCAACTTAATAATATAGAGCTAAAGATACCAGGTCCGGCTAAAATAGATCAGCAGCATATTAAGCGACTACAACAAGAGCAAGCTGAGCACATGAAAACTGTGCGTGATGGTGAGGCATTTGTTAAAAAACTTAATAGTTTACACGGCATATGTCCTACTTGTTTTAGTCAAATAGACAGTGTAAAAGTAGCAGAATTAATCAATGATAAAAGTCAGGAAATTGAATCAGCAAGAGCAAGTGCTGCCGCTGTATTAGTTGCTAGTAATGAACTAGAACAGCAAGATAAACTTTATCAGCAAAATGTTAAGCAGCAAATGGAGTGGGAAAAGCTTCATATATTAATAGATAATTCACTGCCACAGAAAACACTTGTTAAAGATGACCTACAAACTAAATATGACGATTTAGCTAAAACGCTTAAAGATACTCAGCAGCGTATTAAATTAGCGGAAGAAAATAACTTAAAAGTTCAGCAACATAATAGTCGTGTAGAAACTATTAAACAACAGTTGCAAGAGATGAGTACGGAGTTGGAAGAACATAGTTTTCAGCTTAATATTATGAATGAACGCATGAGTATACTGCAAGTACTCACAAAAACGTTTTCAACAACTGGACTAGTAGCCTACAAAATAGAGTGCTTAGTAAAAGATTTAGAAGATATTACTAATAAGTATCTTGTGGATTTAAGTGATGGCAGATTTCAGATTGGCTTTAAGGTAAATAGTAGTGATAAACTTAATGTTATCATTACAGATAACGGCCGTGACATTGACATTAACGCACTTAGCGGTGGCGAAAAAGCTCGTGTAAATGTAGCAACACTACTTGCTATTAGAAAATTAATGCAAACACTTAGTGCTAGCAGAATTAATCTACTTATATTAGACGAAACTGTAGAAGCACTAGATGTAGATGGTAAAGAAAAACTAGTAGAAGTATTACTAGGCGAGGAACATTTAAATACATTCCTAGTCAGCCACGGTTTTAGCCATCCTCTATTGGAAAAAATAAATGTTATCAAGCGTAATAACGTATCTCGTATTGAGGGATAATATGAGTAAAAAACATTATGAAAAAATTATGGGCAAGCGTAGCAGACGCACAGAAAAAGTAGTAGAACTACTAGAAAAGCACGCACTAGAAGATCAGCCTAAGGAGTCACTTTATATGAACACAGACGGTACTATTGACTGGAACAGACTAGCCGAACATGTGCGTGAGGCTACCCGTGGTAGATAGTCGTCAAAAAGGTGCACGTACTGAAACTATTGCGCGTGATATGCTGCGTAAGCATACTGGCTTAAATTGGGAAAGGGTACCTGGGTCAGGTGCTCTTGACCCTAAACATCAGCTTAAGGGCGACCTATACGTACCTGGACAAACTAATAGGTTTTGTGTGGAAGTAAAAGGTTATGCAGACGATCACATTAATAGCGGATTATTAACACATAAAACTCCACAACTGATCGAGTGGTGGCAACAAACTCAGCGTCAAGCCCTACAAGTAGATAAATTACCGCTACTTATATTCAAACACGATCGCAGTAAATTGTTTGTGGCTACTGTAGTATTTGACGATGAGGCACTCCTTGAAAAACGCTGGCTAATGTATAATGCCGACGATTATGAGTTTTATATTTTCCTGCTCGAAGATTGGCTTAACATAAGCACACTTAAATTTGTATCTTGACATGGCTTATCAACAGTGATATAATAATAGATTACACTCTAAAAAATGATATGAAACCTTTTACAGAATTTGAAACAACCGAAAAGACACTGATGATAGTCGATGCACTTAATCTTGCTTTTCGCTATAAACATAGCGGAGCCAGAGATTTTGCAGAGGACTACTTACGCACTGTTGAAAGCTTAAAAAAGAGTTATAAAGCCAAGTGGGTTATCATAGCAGCAGATCAAGGGTCTAGCAGCTATCGTAAAGCTATTTATCCCCTTTACAAACAAAATCGTAAAGACAAGTACGAACAACAAACTGAAGCTGAGCAGCTTGAGTTTGAACTATTCTTTGAAGATTTTACTAGTACACTTGAACTGCTTGGTGAGCACTATCCAGTGTTACGATTTCAAGGCGTTGAGGCAGATGATATTGCTGCCTATATTGTTGGCAAAAAACGTAAGCTCCCACTAGACGAAATTTGGTTGATGAGCAGTGATAAAGATTGGGACTTACTAATTAAACCAGGAGTTAATAGATTTAGTTATGTTACTAGAAAAGAAGTTACGTGGGATAGCTGGAACGATCACTACGCATTTGAACCAGAACAATATATTTCTGTTAAGTGTCTTATGGGCGATAGTGGCGATAATGTCCCTGGTGTGCCTGGTGTTGGACCTAAACGTGCTCAGCAGCTTGTTGAAGAGTATGGTACTACCTGGGATATTATTAACAGTATTCCCCTACAAGGTCGCTACAAGTATATTGAAGCGATCAACCAAAACCGAGAACAACTAGAACTTAACTATCAACTTATGGATCTTGTTACCTATTGCAAGGATGCAATAGGTAGTGAAAATTGTAAACAAATTGACGAAATTTTAGAGTTAACAATACGATGAAACACAGTACACAATTTTTTAATATTAACAGTAGCTATGATCACAGCCGTGATATAGCTGTAAAGCAAGTTGTAGAGTGTAGAGTAGATAACGCTGCCTACCTACCTAAACGTGCTAATGCTACCGATGCAGGAGCAGACCTACGCAGCACTGAAAAGTGTGAAATCTATCCTGGCGAAACAAAACTTGTTGATAGTGGTGTAGCCATAAAAATTCCACAGGGTTTCGGCGGGTTTGTATTTAACAGATCGGGACAAGGCTCAAAGGGAATTATGCTGCTTAATGGCGTAGGCGTTATTGACAGTGATTATCGTGGAAATATAAAAATCCCACTAAAAAATATTAGTGAAAATGTTTATAAAATAGAGGTTGGCGATAGGGTTGCACAGCTGGTAATTATGCCAGTTATTTTATGTGATTTTGTCGACAGCTGGAATGATACAGAACGCGGTACTGGAGGATTTGGCAGTACTGGAAAATAGGAGCAATTATGCAACCAAGCACACGAGCACAGGTAATTACCCGTAGGACCTATAATAGGCCTACTAGTGATGACGGTAAACAATTTGAAACATGGGCACAAACAGTTAGACGAGTACGTGATCACCAACACTGGTTATGGGAACGTATGGTAGGTCGTCAACTATATTTTAATGAAGTTGCGGAATTAGAACAGCTAGAACAATTAATGCTAGCTAGAAAAGTATTAATGAGTGGACGTACACTGTGGTTAGGCGGTACAAACGTAGCGCAAACCCGTGAGGCGTCACAGTTTAACTGTAGTTTTACACAAGTAGAAACAGTATATGATGTAGTAGATGTATTATGGTTATTATTACAGGGTAAACCAAAACACTGCCCTGTTTAAAGAGTATAAATTGCTGGAAACTCCTTAGAGTCTATTTACTACAACATAATCCGGAAGGATAAGTGTGATAGTTTAAAAAATAATAGAATTGGACAATCAGCAGCCTGAGACTAAGAGGTCAAAAGGTTCAACGACTAAATATATACAGAAAGGTTGGAAGGTTATTATGAACCAGTCCCGAAATTCAGCAGAAGTAAAAGGTGCTTTATACGGCACTTTATTAGGTGATAGTACGGTAACTAATAGAAACGAATTTTCGTGTGAACAAATATCAAAAAAGTTAATAGAATATAAAGGTGATATTTTAAAACAAATAGCTCCAGATTTACAAGTTTATTATCATACTAGAGATAGGGGTGATAAACAGGTAATAAATGGAAAAATTTATAATAGAAATATTTCTTATGTTGTACAAACTGATAGACATCCATATTTTGAAAAATATAGAGAAGAATTATATAATACTGGTACTAAACAAGTTACTATGAAAGTATTAAATAGTTTGACTCCAGAGGGGATTGCTCTATGGTTTATGGACGATGGATATTTAGACTATAAAGCCAGTAATAATACTAGAAACTTACGAATCTGTACAGATTCTTTTGATGAACTTAGTATTAAAAATATTATGCAATACTTTAATGATGTATGGCAAATACAAACTAAATTATATATGCATACTGCTGGCTATAATAGAACACGGAAACCAAGGGTATCTTTTAACCCTGAAAATTCTCAAAAACTAATAGTATTAGTACATAAATATTTTTTACCTGAATTTTACTACAAAATAGATCTTCATTACACTAACAAAACATTAAACAGTAAGCGCTGTAGTGATGAATATTTTGATGCTGTAGAGTATATGTTAGAACATACTCCATCGAAAGATGATGATATAGTCTGATCTATATAGAAATATATAGTTAACACAAATGTGTGGTGTGGGCTTCAAACCGATTGTAGGTACACTAAATGGATTCTCAAAACCAATCAAAAATATTCAGGTTGTTAAAAGCCAACGAACAGCTAAGGGTGGACTTGAGCACAATGTTGAGACCTGGGATGCGGGCACAAAAACTTGGACAATCCAAGTTGGAGACAGTGCAGAGGCTTGGGCTAAATCTATCGGCAAGCTCCTTGCTGGCAAGTACCCTGCTGATACTCTTGTGCTTGATTTTAGTCAGCTCAGACCTGCTGGTGAAAGGCTAAAAGGATATGGATGGATTAGCAGTGGTGACAGCGCTATCTCAAAAGCTTATGTTGCGATTGCCAACATACTTAATGGTAGGGCTGATAGTCTTCTCACTAGGATGGATATTCTTGATATTGTTAATCATCTCGGAACGATCTTGTCCAGTCGTAGAAGCGCTGAAATCGCTCTTTTCGACTATGGTCAACCGGAGTGGGAAGAATTTGCAATAGCTAAAAAGGACTTTTGGTTGTATGGTCGTGAACACCGTCAACAGAGTAATAATAGCTTAGTATTTAAGGAAAAACCAACTAGAGCTGAGCTAAAGCATATATTTAATCTTATGCAAGAAGCTGGCGGTAGTGAACCAGGATTTATTAATGAACAAGAAGCTCTTAGACGTGCTCCGTGGTTTAAAGGAGCAAATCCCTGTGTCGAAATCTTATTGGGGAACAAAAGCTTCTGTAACCTTACAGAAACGGACATCTCCAAGTTTAAAGGTGACACTGCCGGACTACACGATGCGATCAGACTCGCTGCCAGGGCAAATTATCGTCAGACCTGTGTTAATCTTAAAGACGGGATCTTACAAGAAGCATGGCACCTTAACAACTATTTCCTACGTCTCTGCGGGGTTGGCTTAACAGGTATTGCAATGCGTCCAGATATGAATAGTTATGACTATGAATATCTTAAGCGTACAGCAACTAGTGCTGCTATTAGTATGGCCGATGAATTAGGCTTACCACGTCCTAAAAATGTTACCTGTGTGAAACCATCGGGAACGCTGTCAAAGATCATGGACTGTACTGAAGGCGTTCACAAGCCCCTAGGCAAGTACATTTTCAACAATGTACAGTTTAGTACTTATGATCCAATGATTCCACTATTACGCGAAGCTGGCTACAAGGTAATGAATCATCCTACAGACCCAACTGGTGTACTAGTAACGTTTCCTGTTGAGTGGAAAGATGTACCATTCCACAAAGAGAACGGCAAAGAAGTCAATCTTGAAAGTGCAGTCTATCAACTAGAACGATATAAATTATTGCAAACTAGTTGGACACAGCAGAACACGTCAGTAACAATTAGCTATGACGCCAGTGAAGTTAGTGAGATTATTGACTGGCTGCTTAATAACTGGGATTGTTATGTAGGCGTAAGTTTTATCTATAGAACTGATCCTACAAAAACTGCGCAAGATTTAGGCTACTTATATCTACCACAAGAAGTTGTAGATGAACAAACCTATAAAGATTATGTTTATAATCTAAAACCAGTTAGTTTAGAAGAAGCTAATAGTTTTGATGAACTACTAGATGATGAATGTGCAAGCGGAGTATGTCCAGTAAAATGAGCGAAATTAAAGAATACAGTTGGAACTTAAGTGTAGAAGAAATTAATTATATTATTAGTGGATTGCAAGAACTACCTGCAAAAGTTGCTAATCCTATAATTCAAAAAATTCACATTCAAGCTAACGAACAATTTGCTAAAGAAGCTGTTGAAAAACAAACAGCAGCAAATAGCGAAGAATAAAAAAAGCCCAGTAGAGAAATCTACTGGGCTTTTTGCTTTTATATGCTTAGTGGAGTATCTTCACTACTATCTTCATCATCTACACTATCTTCATTGTGCATGTCATCTAGTTCGCTAAATACATCGACTAGTATATCGCGATAAGGTTGATCTACGCGATGTAGGTCTAGGAGGTAAATATCTAAGTGATCATTACGTAAGAGTTCTGCATGATACATAAACTGACCAAATGCTTCTAAGTCCTCACTGATATTTTCGTTAGCATAATTTTCTATTACTTGTGCAGCCATCATACGCAGTGGTTTACTAATCATGCCCTTTTGTGCTATACGTACTAGTTGTATGGCTTTGCTTTCACGATCTCGCATGATTTGATTGCGCTTAGCACTACTCCAGCTATATCCGCCGTCTCCTCCCCAGAGATCCCAAGCTACGCGACCTTTGCTAGGAAATCCTTCTTGGCCGCTGTAGAAACCAGTTGCCTTTTTGTCTACTTCATGACGACTAAAAAAGCTATACATGCGTAGGACTACACTTGCACTCAGTGGATCACGATCTTTTAGTTGATTAGCGCGGGCTAAGCCAACAAGTGTGCCACCTGCTTTACCTTCACTTTTCCATTTTAGCGCTCGCCTGGCCGCACTAGCCATACCGCTTGTTGGTTTATATGTCTTAGCCATTACAACTCCTGATTGTATTTGTTAGTTAATACACCTATAGTGTGGTTTATCTTTTCCATATGCTTGCTAGTTATACGCTTTAGCTGTAATAACCTGTGTATTTCTTGAATAAAAACCTCAACATCTAGTGGATAACTAGACTGCTCAAAGCAGTCTAGTATTTGTAGTAGTATTTGTCTATATTCGTCTTGTTTTGTAACTTTGGGTTTTGGTTGCGGTTTGTCTACATGATCTAAGTAGTATCTAACCCAATAAATGCCTTGATTACGATTTTTAGGCGGTAAACGCATTCTCATTGTTTATATGCCATGATAATTTGTTTGCATAACTTGCTGCGAACAATATCATCGTCACGAAATCTAACAACTTCTATGCCTTCAATATGTTCAAGCCGTTGTGTAGCGTCTAAGAGTCCGCTGTTATGAATATCACTTTGTTCATGATCGCCGCTAATTATTATTTTACAGTTTTTACCTATGCGTGACAAGATCATTTTTAGCTCATCCCTGGTAGCATTTTGTGCTTCGTCGAGAAGAACTATGCAATCATCAAAGGTTAGTCCGCGCATAAATCCTAATGGTTTAGGTTCTATTTGTTTTTTACTTAGGGCATACTCATAAAACCCGCGACCAAGACTATTGGAAAAGATTTGGTCAAATGGTTCTAGATAGGGTGCGTATTTTTCCTCTAAGGTACCTGGTAGGAAACCAAGTCCACGTCCAGTTTCTATGTTAGGTCTTGTTAGTATGATCTTTTTAATGCGGCGGTGGAATAATTCACCAGCCGCATATGTTGCTGCAATATAGGTCTTGCCAGTGCCTGCGCTGCCTATACCAAAGATTATACTATTTTCATGAATGGCCCGTAAATATTCGCCTTGAATATAATTAAGTGGTTTTACATTTTCAAAGCCTATTTCCAGGGGAACAACGTTATCACGTTGTACGCTGCGTAATTTTTTAGCACTGCTCTTGGCCATATTATAGTCCTAATAGTTAAGGTTACTTTTTATCTGGTACTTTATGTCCGTCTAATTTTTCATGAACCTTAACTTCTTTACATACCTGCTCTGGCTTACCATCTTTGCCAATAACAGGCTTACCATCCTTTACTTTATCAATACAAGCACGCTCTTTTTTAGCTGGAGCTTTATCTTCTTTTTTAGCTGGCTCGTCCTTTTTAGCTTCTGCTTTAGCAGGGGCTTTTTCTTCCTTTTTTACCGGATCTGCAGCTAATGCTGGTTGCAATAGTAGTGCTGAAGCTATAAGTGCTAGTAAAGTTTTAGTCATATAAATTTCCTATTATAGTTCTGGAAAGGGTTGTTGTGGTGGTGCGGCTTTACCGCCAAACCCAACAGTTACTTGATTGCCACCAGTTGATGGAGATGCTATGCTTATGCTACCATTATTACCTAGGGTAACGGTTGGCATAGGTGTTGGGCTTGGTGGTTTATCCCAACCTTTATTTGCAGCTTGTAGAGCTGCTTTTTGAGCATCCTTATCGCCACTAGCTAACATAATACCTGATAGAGTACCTGTTAAAAAAGTAGCAATAGGAATAATCAATTCAAAAAACTTGTTATCTACAGGGCTAATACCATTCATAGGCTGTGTTACAAATATTAGGCTATAGAGTACTACAAATACGATACCAAATAGTGTTAGTGCTAGTACCATACCTATAAAAAATTTAAGCCTGGCCATTAGCTCGTCTTCAGTATAGCGCGGGCCTTCCCATAGGTCTTTAATCATTTACAATCCTTTGCTGCTTGAACTGGGGTTGATGGTTTACTTGCGTTTGTTACAAGATCTTTTTCATATGGAGTTAGGTCTTCAGGACAAGTTCCATTTGCACTGCAATATGGTCGCTTGCAAACCTTATGATCCCAATTATCTGGATTTTGGCAAGGATACCTGTACATATCGCTACAACTAGCTAGTAGTAGTGCTAGTAGTGCTATCCTAACCATGGTAACCACATCCATAATGCTTGTGTAACTATTAATGCACCTGCTGCACCTACTATAGTACTAACCCAGAACATAGGCATACTAGCTGCCAATATACTAGCAGTTAATAATACAATGCTAATTTGTAATATACTGCCACCCCAGGTAAACCATGGACTGCGCTTCTTAGCTTCATCACGTTCGGCTTCCAGTGCTTTGGCCTTTTCCATAATGTCTTTTTTATCATCGCTCATGCGTTTAGCTTCTGCTAAAAACTTATCACGATTTTCAGGCTTTTGTGCTTCAGCAGCACTAATTTCATAAAGTACACCGCGTACATTTTTAGCCTGATACCATGCCCACATATTGTTAGCTTGAATAGTATTATTTTGTATTTTACTACTATTACTGCCGCCAATCATTGTGTTGATGGCTAGTAGGGCGGCTAAGAATACAATGACAAAACCTGCTTTATCTTTAATTTTAGCTTCTTTTTCGCTGCGAGTTAGTGGCTTTTTTTCTACTTGTTCTGTCATAGTTTCTCCTACTTATTAGCTAGTGGATTATCAAGTGCCTTTTTAAGATCTTCATTGATCTTTTTATCAAGTGCACGCATTTTAGCTTCAACTTCACGATTGTTTGCTGCAATAGCCTTAGCATTATCTGCACTCATTTTATTCATTTCTTTAGTTGCTGCATTAAGTGCTTGATCAGCTGCTTTTTGTATTGATCTAACTTCTACCTTGATCTCCTGTACAGTTTTATCAATTTCACGCTGTTGAGTCTTATTACTAGTTTCAACAGCTTCTACAACTTTTTCTAATCTACGTATATCGCCTTTAAGATCATTTTTAATGTCTCTGGTATACTCAGCAGTTTTATCCGATCCATCCTGCACAGCTTTAGCAGTTTTAGTAGAATTTTCCTCAATTACTGCTAGTCGCTTATCAAACTCGCTAAAGTCTGGGGCCACATACTCAGCAATCTTTTTCTTCATGCCAATATAGTCTTTGTAAACTTCAAAAGCACCATATAGTGCACCTAACACGCTGCTTAATAGTGTGGCTGCAACCATTAGTTTAGCCGGAGTAAAATCATATCCACCAACACTAATAACAGTATCTTTACTAGCATATTTTTTAGCTGCAGCTTCTAATTCTTCAACCTTTTTGTCTAAGTTTACTTTTTCTTCACTCACGGCTACCTCCATATTGTTGATCAACCATTTGTTTATGTAATCTGTCGCTGCTAAGCTGACGTAATGCTCGTGCATTATCTACTGTTCGCTGATTTCTATAGACCTCTCGTGAGGGATAAAATGCAGCGTCGCGTAGTACAAGATTTAAATATTGATTATAATTAGCTGGTGCTACAGCCAATTGTGTTAAGCTAACTCCGTTAGCTAAATCATTGTCTGGAGTATTAGCTTTTACTTGCTGTGTAGACTGTTCTGTTTTACTATCTTGCTCTAATTGTTTTGCTTCAAGCAAGCTATTAATAGGATCGGCCTTGTTAGTTAAAAAACTTTGTGCATGCTGTGGTATTTCTACTGTTTGCGATGCTAGTTGGTTAACTAATGTTACTTGAGTATTAGTACTATTAGTTGCGCTACTTTGTTGTAGTTGTTGCACTGTAGTTGGTGTATTGGTAGTTTGTTGAACCGCAGCAACTTGTTGAACTAAATTATTTGTCTGTTGATTGTTACTAGGTTTAATTTGTTGCTCGGTATTTTGTTGACCAATTTGTTGCGTTTCTACTGGTGCAGGTGCTTGTAGCAAATTAAGTTGTTGTGAAAAACTAGGTTGAAATAAAATCTGAACATTAATTGTACTAGGTTGAAATAATGCTAAAGATTGTTCTTGTTTATTATCCTTTTGTTTAGTATCTGCAGCTGCGTGCTGCCCAATACTAACATTTTCAATACTTTGTTTAACAGTTTTACTAGCAATTTGTTCGGCTTGACGAACTGTTTGTTGACTAATCTTATCTGTTTCACTAATAGCGGTATTTGCTGCATCTACAGCAATATTTTGTTCACGCTGTTGATTATCTTCTATTTTAAATAAAGTATCAATTAGTCTATTGTAATCGTACTCTACATAATTTTCTTGCCTATCTCTATACTCTTCGTCATCTTGCCAGGTGTCAGCAGATTTAACAGGCTTAACATTATTTGTACTGTCAATAGTATATTCAACTGTGGTAGGTTTAACAGTTGCATTGTCTATAGTATAGCTTTCATTGTTTTTTGCTAGTGTTTCTTGAAACTTTGGACAATCTGGACTATACAGTGGATTGTTAACACAGGGATCTGGTTTATAGCGTAGTCTAAAATTAACGTTTGTTATTTCTGGTCCATAAGGTCCCATCCAATAATTATTGTCTTTGCCATTAAACCCAAATAATACATTTGCTAATTCATCTGGTCTACGCAATTTGCTCCAATCTTGTGACCAGGTAAAGTCTGTCCAATCATGTTGAAAGTTAAGATTGTAGCCAAAATTTTCTATCCATTTACCACTTTTAGTATATCCTTGTACATAGGCATTTAATTGATCTACTCTAGCATCATCCCAACTGTTACCATTTTTACTACGCCAACTAAAAATAAATCCTGTAGTTACTAGTCCTGTACCACTATTTGGTAGTGCTTTACTAACATTTACAATTTGATATAATTCTGTGTAACTATAACTAAAATTTATGCTACCATCAGGACGCAAATATGGTTGACCAGCACTACAGTTAGGGTCTCCGGCCTGCCAACAAGTAAGCTCATTAACAGGTTTAGCATTTTGCCAGGTAGAAGTTACAGTTGTAGCAGTTTGAGTATTATTTACTAAATTACCAGTAACATCAATAGTTTGTGCTGCTGTGCTGGTTACAAATAGTAAAACTATAAACAACCACCTCATCGTACCCAACCTGGTTGTGCACTACTAGTAGTTGGTGCTTCAGCTATTGTTTTGTAGTCATATTGTGGTATCTTATGAGGATTTGCTAACCACAGCTCTTTAGCTTGTTCGCCTATTTTACCTTCATAGGGACATGGTGTACCAGCAGCCATCATAGCCTCAAAAACTCTGCGATCTTGACACATGGTAGCTACTGCTGCTACTTTCATGCCCATATCATATAGTGTTTTACTTAGTTTTAATCTCTCACAGTTTAAGTCTCGCTGTGTGCCGCCCAGTGCCATGCCTAGAAATTGTGTTTGAACTGCTCCGCTGCTGCCTGTAGTACAAAGATCTGCACCTCCACCGCTCATCATAGCTGGTGCAATTGCTGTTGGTGGTGGTTGTATAACACGTTGTGTAATATTTGTATCATTAATATTACGATTGGTCATATCACCAGTTTGCACATTTTGATTTATAGCCGTGCTAGTGCTTTGGTTAACGTTTGTATTTGTAGTTGTAGCAGTTGTTTGATTTATATTACGATTAGTCATGTCACCAGTTTGCACATTATTAACTGTACTATTACTAGTAGTAGTATTAGTATTATTATAATTCATTGTGCCGGTATTAACATTTATATTTTCACTTTTAGTATTATTATTTAGTGTTTGCGTACCAGTATTAACATTATAATTTACATTTTGGTTTTCATTTTTACTAACATTATTATTATTGTAAGTCATGGTTCCGCTATTAACATTGTTATTGTTATAGGTCATCGTCCCAGTATTAATATTAGTATTTGTATTATTGCTAGTAGTAGTATTGTTGTTATTATATGTAACACTACCACTCATGTTGTTATTATTATTATAGGTTACACTACCACTCATATTATTGTTGTTGTTATAAGTAACCGTGCCACTCATACGATTATCGTTAATATTAGTAGCAGTACCGCTCTGTATGTTATTATTTGTATTTACATTAGTACTTGTACTAGTACTATTATTTGTGTTAGTACTAACACTATTAACCGTACTTGTGCTAGTTGCTGTACTTGTGCTAGTACTAGTGTTATTTGTGGTTACAGTACTAGTGCTAGCACTAGTACTATTGGTGTCTACCAGGCTACGACCACCATCGTAATTACCCTGATTAATTAGTGGAGGAGTTTGAGATAAACTTGGCGCTACTATGCCAACTAGTGTTATTACAAAGGCTAATACTCTTTTCATATTAGTCTCCTTAGACTATTTTAGTGGCTTAGTATATGCAAGCAATGTTCGTAATGCTTTTTCCTATCTTCTAAGCCAATTGTTCCGCCATTAATGCGTTTAGTAAGTGTGAGTATATCACGCTTGTCTGCCCATTGATTAAGATTGTTTGATTCCCAAAACCAGCAGGCACTTTGTGCAGCACCTTCAAAGGTTTCCATATATTCCGACGCTTCTTCAGGTGTAATTTGCAGGCTAGCAGCAAACCAACTGTAGTTTTCACGACCAGTTACCTGTATTAGTCCACGTCCACAAAACTTATATCCATCGCCCGACTCTTCAGGACCATTGCCCATGCGGTTAGCGTACACACGATTAGCAATTTTTTCTGGTTGCTTTTCGTACTGTTGCGCCAATGCATCCGTTGGAAAATATTTAGGAAATGTTTTGCGCAAACTTTGCCAACGGTAATTAAGATTTTCTTTAATAAAAACAAAACCACCTGACTCGTGTGCACACTGTGCTAGAAAGGCCGCTATGCGCGCACTAGTATTAATTTCATACTGTGGTAGTAGCTGTTGTAGGGCACTATACCAGTAGCTAACATACTTATTTTTAGGTATAATTTGTTGCAATTGTTGTTCTGTAAGTTCCACTACTTCTCCTTTTTCCAGTGAGTATTATACCACTTTACCCAACTATCATTATTAAGTTTACACTCATGATACAATCTATAGTTTTGCTGTATTAAGTCAACTAATTCTGCCATGCTAACTGTTTGTTCCTTATAAACTTGTAGCTGTTTACACTCTTGAATAACCTCTATGGTTTGCTTAGGCCAAGGAGCGCCTAATTTAAAAGTTTCGCAACCAGCTAACAACATTGTAGTAAATATAAGTATATACTTCATTTCAAACCCTTGGCAGTATTATTTAAGCGCTCTAGGTACAGTTCAGGCACATTGGGGCAAGCTTTGGCATTGTCTAGTACATCTTGCAATTTTTTATCAGCAGCAGCCCTATCTTTAGCATTTAGTGCAGCATACTTATCTTGTTCTGCTTTACTAAGTGTTGCTAGTACATTTTGCACTGTAGCATCTTTTGACTTTAACACATCAATAAACTTTTTATTAAGCTCACGCTCACGCTGTGCAGCTTGCTGAATATTAGCTAATTTTTCTTTACGCTCTGATTCTAGTTGCTGATTAACAATCTCTTGCTGTTTAGCCAACTGCTCAACCTTACTAGTTTCTAGGCGTAATTTTTCTAGCCAGTGCTCATTGTTAAAATTAGCTCCGCTCATAAATACGGCTAGTGAAAATACCCCAATACTAGCATAGTTGACAAGCTGCGCTTGTGCTAGCTTGATATATCGACTTATAAGAAATACAACTAGTGCTACTAATGCTAGTAGCGGAAAGAACCAGTTGGGAATAAAGTTTAAAATAAACATATTTATAATTTTTATTAAAATGGTACAAATAGTTGAGTTGGAGGAGTAAAATTACTAGTATAACGAGCAAATCCTCGAGTAATTCGTATGTCTTGTAGACGTCCAACAAATTCTTCAGCAGCAATATTATGTGAGCTTGTTCCTATATATAGATTAGATGCTGCTACGCTAGCAGTCATACTAGTAGTATTCATTTGAATACCATTAAGAAAAATTCTACCTGTTCCAGAAGCTCTTGTAGCAGCAAAATGATACCAAGTATTTAAACTTAAAGCAGTATTTGCAGTTAGCTGAGTACCTGCTGTCCAAAAGAATATTCTTGGAGTATTATCAATTCCAAGACTAAATCCTCCTGTATAGCTCATTGAAATTATGCCATGAGTAGTATTTAAAGTAGTTATATACATCCAGCATTCTAAAGTAAAATCTCCTGTTCCAAACTGCATTAAATTACTACTAGGTATAAAAAGATAATCATCTGTGCCATCAAGTAGTATGCTACTACCGCCAAACTTACTCTGTGCTGTACTTATCTGACTATTGCCCACCGTCTCTAAATTATTACGACCAGTAGCATCCAAAATACCAGCATTGGTAAAGTTAAGTAGAAGATTGGTGTTGGTAACATTGTTAATAGGTGCTGTGGGAACAGTAAGACTAGCTCCTGTGTAAAGTGCTTGACCAATTAGGTATCTTAATCCAGAAAGATAAAAATTATCGGTGGCTCCTGCAGCTCTATTGCCTATACCCCAAATATTTGTACCATAAGGAAATGCAGCTCCATCGTCCCAAGGACTACCAGTATTTATTCCAGTGCCTAGGCTTTGTTTTATACCATTTACAAATAAATGCCAGCCATTACTACTATCTCGACACCATGCAATGTGTGTCCATGCTCTAAGCGGTACAGTAGAATTAGCATATTTTGCTGCTGCATATAAACCCTGCCTGCCATAAAACCAGTAAATTTTTATAGGATTGCCACTAGTATTACTAAGATTGAATCCTGGATTATATATTGCTGGACCTCCTTGAAAACTAGAAGTAACGCTGGTATCTGTCGAGAAAGGTTGTGCGCCGTCGCTGATCAAATAAATCCAAAACTCAACAGTAAAAGCAGTGTTAGCTGGTATATCAAGCGCACTTGTACTTGGCAATGTTAGATAATCGCCACTTCCATCAAAATATCCTGACCCACCATTAGTTTGAGCAGACCAAGTGGCAGTGGCATTGAATGGGCTGAAGGCTACAACCAGTGGACCATTGGTCGGTGTAATGATTTTTGGAGACGTGCTGTTATCAATGAATCGGTTGGATTGGCAGGTTAGAAGGCTTGTGCCAGATATTGCAGTTAGCGCAGACGTTGATGGCGTGAAGATTGTTACGCCGACTGTTGTTGAACTTGTTTGATAATCAGTTGGAATAACACCTTTAACTATTCTTACGTTGGACAGGTATCCGT